ATTCTTGAGTCCGCTTTCCAGCGGATAGGTAAGCTCGAATTTTCCATCCAACTTATCGATTATTTCTTTAAAGTGTCCGTTAGATCGTGCAGTATGCCGTATCAGATTAATAGCTCCTGCCATTTCCTGCCGTGTTGCCATTATTAGCCTCTTTGTTTACTTTGTTTGGATTTCCTGATAATAACCCTCCATGAGGGTTCTGATGGTTTTTGCATTTGCCGTGAGCCGGTCCTTTACCGTTGCCAGAGGATAGGCCGCCTCGAGATCCGGCATTATCGAATCCAAAAATGTGGCGATGGTTGGCTCGCCTGTTCTTATGTAGATGATTAGGAGCGTGATGATCTTCCATGCATCGGCCAGGGCGTCCTCCGGACCGCCGATGTCTTTTTTAAATGCCTGGCGGAGCCGGTTTTTGATTATGGTTTTTTCCATTTTGTCAGTCTCGGCGGTGATCTCTAACGGCGTTTTGAGGCGGATCAGGCCGTTTTCTATCATAAGGTGTATGCGGTCCTGGTAGGTCATGACCACTTGCTGGGATCCCGGGACCTTTATGCAATGGAGCACGAAAAAATCGGGAGCCACAGCCTCCACCCAAAACTCGCTGAGGTCCGCCAGGTCCACGATCTTTGTGCCGTCAAAGCGGAGCCGTTCCAGACCGATGACGCCTCTTTTCTCCGGCGGGATCGTGCCGATCTCGATGTTTCCTTTTGGCGTGAGTGAGACAATGATGTCACGGTCCAGAATTGCTTTCATATTTCTGGTCCTCCGTTCACGGTTCAGGGTTCAAAGGTTTTCATCATTCGATGTGATCGTTATAAGGTTCGTTCTTTGATCATTGGTGCCAATCATATCTGAAAATTGGGCCAGTTTTTTGGCGGATTGCTCCATTGCTATAAGGGTTTCACCCACCATTTTGAGGGCCTCGTTGTTGGCTGCCAGGTTGTTTTTTGTGTGGTCGATATCCTCCTGCATGCCCCGGAGCGCCGCCTCGATTTTGGGCAGATACACGCAGAAAAAGTCCAGTACATTCCATTCCTCCTCTTTGATCACCCTTTCAGGATCCCCTTGCTTTTCCGGGCCCTTCTCAATGGTAATGGTGCGGTACAGGGCCGCTTTCAATTCCTGCTGGATCATTTCCCGCAGGCGTAACTCATCTTTTTCTTTCATTCATCCTCCTTTCTATAAGTCAAGATATTGCAATGTTCCAACCGCCGCTGCAGGACGGTAGGTGGAGCCGTGATTGTGGGAGCCACCGCCGCCCTGGGATGCAACCGTAACTGAGTGATTATGTGCCGAACCTCCCTCAGAGGTTATTTCTCCGGCACCGGTGCCGCCAGTCATCGCCATTGGACTCCCACTGCCGGTCTCAGTGGAATTGTAAATATTTATTTTATGAGTGTGAGAACTTTCATTGCCGATGGTACTTCCCGTATGATCATGTGCCGGTATTTCGCTCACAGTTAGGGTGTGGCTTGGTTGTGTCCAGGTGCCGGCCGTGGCTGCGCCTGTGGTATAGGTGGAGCCTCCCTTGAGGCCCAGGACCTTGTCCGTGACGCCAGAATCAACGGCCCAGCCAGTCATTGCGCTGTTTCGATAGACCCAGACCTTTTGGCTGGTATCGCCGTGCATAAGACCGTACCAGGCAGAATCACCGTCATTTCTGACCTTGAGCACATGCTTGGTGGTATCAAACCAGGGGTGACAAGCCGCCATCGAGGCTGGCTGGGCCGCACCTGAAAACAGGGATTTGAGGGCTGCAAAATTATTTTCCATATTCCCTAAATCGGTATCGCCCACATGGCCGCTTGCATAGACATCATCGGTCCAAGACTGTGACATGGCAAAGACTCCTTATTGACAAAATTTTAATGTAAAATTCTCTACCAGCGCATTGACTGCATCGCTGGGATCGGTAATGGTGATCTCCACCTGAAAATATCTGCCGGTGACAATGGCGGAGAGGATCTCCATCTTCTCCACCTCATTCGTGGGCGGGCTTGCATCACCGTATTTGAGCTTCATGGTGACCGAGGGCCCGGCTGCAAGGGAAAAGATCTCCGCCCATGTTCTGGTAGTAATCCCAATCTCAGTCCATACATCAGGCGATGGGATCACATCGCCCCAGGTCGTGCCGGCACCGGTGACAATGATCGAGGCCAGTATATAAACCATATAGCGTGCAGATGATCCCCGGTCATAGATCGGCGATGTATAGGTGCCGACCAGGACACCGCCGCCATGCGAACATTTGAGATAATCATCGCTATCATAAGTTGTGTGCTCGGTGTTGTCATGTGTACCAACACCGTCATAATCGCACGTTTCGGTATTCTGCACGGCCCAGCCGTCCGGCGGATCGATAAGGGCCACCGCGGCGGACCGGGGCGTGGCGCCATAGCCGGCATTATTTGAAAGCGTATTTGCGAAAAAGGTGTGACTCCCGGGCTTGACACCGTAGAGCGAAAGATTCGGCGAGCGCAGGGCGGCCAGAAAAATGGCGCCGGACCAGGACGTGCCCAAGCGAAATTCATAGAGCTCAATATCGGGATCCGAGACCTTTGCCGCATAGAGATTAATCGCATTCGCATTGACCACAGCGGCGAGCGAGGTGAGGGATGCCGGATCCGAGGTATAGCCCAGTATTGTTTTTGAAAATTTATAGTCATTGTTGTCCTGCTGTTTCGTGCCCCAGATGGACACCACCTTGAGCCGGATGTAATAGGTAACCCCTTCTTCCACCGGATCGATGGTGAAATCCGTGGTGACGTCATAGAGATATTTCCATGTCGAATCATCGAAACTCAGGCGGACCTCCACATGAGAAAACCAGGCGTAGGAGGCCGGCGGGTCAAAGGTAACCTTGAGCCGTGTGAATGTTCGCAGGCGGTAATTATATGTTTCTTCTGTCTTGCCGACGTTTGAAACGCTCGGCGGCTCTGCCGTGGGATCGGGCAGCGAACATTGATAGGATCCCTCTGCGTCAAAATTGTAATCATCGTCATAGAGGCTGAGCTGCTCATACTGCAGGACGAGATCAATCAGGCCATGCTTCTGGATATTGGCCTCGATCACCCGCATGAGCTGATCAGAAATAGCCAGGGCCGTTGTGTTGAGTGTGACAATATCGTGCGGCTCGAGTTTCAAGGCATCATCCCGGAACGTGCCGGCAACGGTGCGGTCCAGTTGCTGGCGTTCCAGAAAATAGACACCCAGGTCAGCTGCCTGCTGCCTGGTTGCACCCAGGAGCTTGAGCGATTTGATCACGCCGGTTGCATCGCCAATGAGAATGTCATCGCTGACATAGTCCCGGTCCGGATCGATAAACGTGACCCGCAGGCCGTCAGGTTTTGAAAATGAGCTGGGCTCGCTAATTGAAATAAGGGCCTTGCCTGTCTCCGGATCCTGTGCGATATGTTCATCAGTGAGAGTCATACATGATGACTCGTCATTGAGATCCGCATAGCGGAGATAATATTTCCCGTCCCACCAGACCAGCTCGCCGCGAAAATGGGCGCAGATCGTATCGAGGATATCCTGGGCCTGCTCATCGGTAATCAGAAGGCTGCACTCCCATCCTTTTGTATCGCAATAATCAGCGGCGGCCCGCCATGAGGACCCGGCGCCGGTGTCAAATTTTGCTGCGGCGATGCCCAGGCCATAGCGGCTGTTGGTCATATAGTCATAGAGGATCAGGACCGGATTGGCCGAGTATGCTGTCGATTCGTCCCTGAAATCATAAAGCTTGCGACCCTTGATTACGACCTGGCGTTTTGGCAGGCCCTGGAAATAATTCTGATCGTAGGTGAGCTTAAATACGATATAGGCCGTGTTGCGCAGGGTGTCGGTCCACTCCGGCAGGGCAGTATTGAGATTGGTATCGACCGTTTGTGAGGATGTGCCGGCATGAAAATAATATGCAACATTACCGCCATATTCCGTGTAGAGCAGATCGCCTAAAAAGACCTGGTCAACGCTGTTCACCTGTGCAATGCTGTCGCATTCGCCCTCCGACAGTGTCATGACAATCCAGAAGATCTCATTGTTTGAGCCTGATACTCCACGATATACATCATTGCCGCCGATCCGGCGTGTGCCGTACAGGACCTTGATGTATTCCTGCGTCGAGCATGTATTTGCCTTTATGCCCGCTTCGGTTTGTGCAGGTGTGGTCGATATATCGGTATCATCGGCGAGCGCAGATGAAATCATGGATCCGGCCACAACAATGCCGGCGTAATAATACCAGGCCAGGTGGTATTGCTGAGTCGCTATTAACGCCACCATCGTTATCCACGGCATCAACCTTCCAAGGCCCATATTATGACTCTCCTCTCAGGCGTCCCCACCAGATCTCTTTATTGATGATCGAGGGAAGCCAGCGACACCCGCCGAAATTATCGGTGTTGCCGAGTACCAGGCACCGGGCATAGGTGCGATCGCACCAGGTTTCGCCTCCGGAATAGCCGCACTCCGTGCCCTTAAATACCTTCCACCGGCATGAGGCCGAATGTTTTGATAGCGTTTTTTGTGACCACTGTGAAAAATAGCTGACGATCGTTTCTCTCAGCTTTTCCTCATCCAGGCCCCAATCATCGATCGTTCCCTCAAAGATCGTGGCGCTGGCATCGCCCACAATGGCATAGGATGCATCCAGGAGAACGAGTTGCAGCGTAACAGTGGATCCTTGCGGGGTGCCGCCCACAAACAGCGATGTCATAACGCTATCGATGTTATCAATATTGATATCCACGGAATCCACGATATTCTGTGAGCTATAATTGATTGAGCTGATCGAAAAGCCCAGGGGCTCATAGGTGTTGCCGTCAAACACAATGGGCACGTCGCAATCCGTATAGCGGTAATGGGTGCTCTCGATCTCTTTATCGATGAGAAGAAATGGCCTTAATTCTTCCTTGGCGAGTTCCGCTAAAATATCAGAATCGATATCACGCATTGAGCTGCCCTTTCAGTTGCAGGCCCATGTTTGCCACCCTGTCATAAAAGGAATCAAAATCGAGGTTGTCCTCTGCAAAGGTACACCGGATTTTGAGGGTGCCGGTGAAATCGTAGGTGATTCGGTCGCCTGCGGCCGGGGCTGCAACAAAGGTAATCTTGTCCGCCCCGTCGGTGCCGGTGCCTTCTCCAAAGGTGTAATCCACGCCGCCGCCTGACTTTTCCACACCGTTCACATATACGGTATAATCGCTTGAATTCTTGGCAGGCAGATTAAAGACCGTGGTGGACCCATCGCCGGTGCCGACATATTCGCCCTCGTAGGTATTGGCTGCATAGGTGGAGGATCCCACAAAAAAACTGAATGCCTCGTATGATCCCTTGCGGTCCAGATAAAATTGCCAGAGGGTGGCGGCATTGGCCTTAGTGATCCCTTGATATACAATTCGCGGGTGGCGCTTAGGATAGAGCCATTTTTGCTTGCGCTGCTCCTCTCCCAGGTCATCGAATTGCGAGATCAGGGTCTTAAACTGGATAGTGAGCGGGAGGGGCTCATTTGGTGCGATGGTGTCGATTTCTGGGAATGTCGCCATAAAAATTACTCCGTAATTTAGCAATTCAGCTCATAGCTCTAAGCTGCTATTAACTATCAGCTAAACTGCTATCTTTAAATCGTACTTCTGATCATCTGCCTGAGCGCTCTGCCCCGCTGTAATTCTTTGACTACCACATCGATGATATATTTGCCGGATTCCTGACGGCCGCCTCGCTGTGTGGCCTCTAATGCCTGGCCGCTCTGGTTGATCATATTGATTTCGATATTCGTGCCAGCGCCCTGGGTCTTGACGCCCAGGTCGCCTGATCGTGTGCGTGTTAAGGGTAAGACCCCTTCCGGGCCTTTTTCGCCCATGAGGCCGGCTCCTGTGGCCATTGGAAAGATGGTGGGCCGTTCCACAATGCCGCCCCTGCCATAGGGAATTATAGAGCCTTTTTGAAACACACCGCCATGTGCACCGGTGAATATTTTACTCCAGTCTAAGCCCAACATCGGCTCAACGACCTGTTTCTGGATCACCATCTGGGTGATCATGCGGCCGAATGATTCCAGGATATCGGCGAATGTGGTTTCAGCGGTCCAGAGCATATCATTGAGCTGGCTTGAAAAGGTGGACGCCCAGCCGGTGACGGCATTTTTTAGATGATCAAAGATGGTGACGCCCTTCTCGTCAATAGATTTCAATGATTGCGCCAGGCCCTCATCTATCTCTTTTTCAAGGAGCATTATTGCGGTCTGTTCGCCGGCGATCCCTTCTATAAATTTATTCTGATCTGGAATTGTTTCCTGCATTCCTTTCCGGTACGCTGCCCAGGCTGCCTCGCTCTGTAATTGAAATAATCTGAGCTCTGCATTGATCAGGCCTAATTCATAATCAAATTTCATTGTGTCGGTTCCAGTATCCGTGATTCCGCCGCGTGTACTACTTTTTCCCAAATTTTTTAATGATCGATCAAACTCTTCATTTTTTCGCATTTGTTCGATGATAATCTCTTCACCGCCTTTAATCATCGATTCAATTTCAATCATGAATCCTTTGATTGTTTCTGCAGCATCACGGTATGGTTCACCAAGACGACCGGGAAGCTTTCCTAAAACAGTATAAAATTTCTCTAAACCGGAAAGTAAGAAATTAAGACTTTTAAGCGCCGAAACATTGAGAATGTCAATTGCAATAACGCCTTCACTTATCATATTTATAAGAAATCCCATGCTTTTTACTATGTTAGTCATCGCCGGTAATAATTTTATTCCTATTGCTGCTGACATGTCTTCAATATTGGCCTTGAGTTGCTTCATCTGGTTCGCATACCCTTCCGAGGTACGTGCCATATCGCCGATTGCCGCCTCCGATCCTTCGACCATCAATATATAGGCGGCATGCGCCTTGTGCGCTGCAGTGAGTTCATCCTTTGTGGCTGCCAATCCCATTGCGAGTGCTTTTTCTTGAACGACTGTTGCGTTTAGCACCACGCCGTATTTTTTCATCGTTTCGTAGTTACCCACCAGGCCGGACTGAATATCCGCCATTACCTGGGCGGTGGGAAGATTGTTGAAGCTTCCGAGATCCGCAGACAGCTTCACGACTTCAAAGGACATCCGGCCAGCCGCATCCCTGGCCATGCCCATCGGCACGAGCAAATCCTGGATCGATGCTAAAAATTGTTTCGATTCGCGGGTTGACATGGCATAGGAATCGACTAATTGACCTGCCCATTTTTCAGCGAGTGTGATCTGATCTGCAAAAACCACATTAAATTTGCTGTTTACTTCCTGAAGGTCGGAGGCGGCAGTAATAACCTCTTTGGCGACTAAAACAACGCCTGTCATTGCCGCAGTTACTGCCAGCCAGTGCTGACGGAGCTTTTGTAGGGATGAGGACATGCTCGCGGTGGAGGCCCTGGCATTGGCTTTCATTTTATTAAATGCCTGCTCGGTGTTTTTATCGAAGCTTTTGACAATTTTCGTTCCCTTGTCAGTCACTTCCAGGGTAATATAGACTTTATCTTTGGCCATTAGTGTTTCCCGCGTTCCTGTTTTGTGATCAGTTGATGAATCATGATTAATTTTTCCAGCATACTGCGTGCCTCAGCCCTGGTAACCTGAATATCGAGCACTTCAAAGACCAGAGGAAGAGCATGGAAGTCATACACAAACTGTGTGTTAATAATGTGATAGAGCTCCCAGATCTCATAATTTGCATCCGTGATTTGGTCAATCGGGCAATTTTCACATTCCGGCTCTGTAGCAAAATCCTGCCAGACCCGTTCGCAATGCGTGCAATCAAACTCCGGATAGTAGATCCGGCGGGTGACGAATGCTTCGAGGTTTGCTATGTCTTTTTTTTTCCCTCTTGATTGCCGCTGCTGATAGAATCTGCGTCACATGCCTCGATGATCTGCACCTTGACCGTGCCCGGGAGTTTATTTTTATTGACCTTTGCGCATTCCACATCCTGGCCCGTGAGCGGTGATTTGATATTCTTCCAATCAATGATCATATAATCGAGCAGATCCTCATTCACCGCATAATCATCCACCTCTTTGATCCAGCCACCCTGCCGGAAATTTTTGGTTCGTGTGGTATGTCTCTTTTCAATCTCCTTGTAGATTTGCGAATCAAAGCGCCGCAGGGTGAAACTGCTCTCTCCGATGGCCAGTTCAAAAGTCTCCTGGTCCTCGATAATTTCAATAAAGCTCATATAGCCTCCTTTTATGCATTTGCTTTAAATGATGGCACGCCCTCGAGTGTGAAGGCGATCGCCTCTTTGATGATCTCATTGACCGGTGCCTTGTAATCCAGGGATTCAAAGACAGCCCAGACAACAAAATGATCGCCGGTCTGGTCCTGGTCCGGGTCGTAATTGAAGAGCTCGAGCAGAAAATAGTTCTGCGTGGTATCGATGGAATCCTCGAGCTCCGGAAAGAACGCATCGCATCCGATATAATAGGCTTGTGCATTTCCTTTACCGCCTGCCTGGCCCGGGAGATAGTCCTTCCACTCCTGACCCATACGCAGGATCTCCGATAAATCTAACGAGAGATCCAGAGACCATTCATAGAGATAGCCGACCTTTTCAAGGCCGGACCGGACAATATAGCCATTGTTGCCGGTAACGGTCACGACCGTGACATTGCCGTCAAAGGTAGCCTTGCCCTGGGAAAAATCGGTAATCAGGACGTTTTTTGACCCGGTATCGCTAAACGTGGGCGGGCTGTTCGGGTTGATGATCCGCCGGGTTGTCTCGGTGATCTGTGCATCGGCACCTGATTCGGTGCATGCCTCGTCCCTGAGGTTGCCGATGGTCCACTGATCATCGGCCGTGTGGCCGGTGGTGGCCCCGAATGTGATGGTCTGGCCGTCGCTCAAGGTCTGGGCCGCACCGGTGATAGAGACATTTTCCGTCCATCCGCCGCCGTCTTTTCGCCATTTGAATTTGTCGGGCGTGCCCTCGGTCTGGATCACCACCTCAAAATATGCGGATGCGCCGCCTGAGTAGCCGGTGCCCCAGGTGACATCATTGAGGCCGTTGCCCTTAAAATTGTTTGGTCGCAGGCGAAAGATTGCCGCCACCTTCCCATGCGTCGGGACTGTTGGGCTTGACATGATTCACTCCATTCATGTCCGTTGTTAGTTGCTTGTTGTCCGTTGCAACGGACAATGGACCACGGACAACTGATAATTCTTACTGTGAATCTGACAGGCTCGGTGCGCCGGATCCCACAAAGGTGAAGGAAATGTCAACGTGTCCGCCCACCGGTGCCGAAACATTTATGTTATTGATATAAATATCGCCGTTCCAGCCTTCGGTTGAGCCGTCGATCAGAAATTTCATATCCGTGAGCTTGGTGCCCGGGCTTGCCGTGCCCAGATTGTCATGCAGGGCCTTTTGCTCGGTGTTGCCGAGCACGCAGTGCCCCTTGAAATCACCGGCCCAGGATGCCTGGCCTGGGGTGTTATCTTTCCAGTTCTGACCCTGGCGTTCCTGTGGTGCCATATCGATAGCAAAATTGAGATTCCATCCACCGATATAATCAACGGCAACGTCGTTTTTCTCCAGGCGTGCGACCTTGCCATGCGTGGGTGTGGTTGTATAGGACATTGTACACCTCCAATTTTAAATAAATGTTTTCTGTGGTTATGTTTTACGTTTTCCTGTCTTGACTGTTCCGCTTTTAGCGGAATACTCAAAGATTACTGTTCCTTCCAGGTCCAGGATCTGAGTGATCGCCTCCGGACAATCCATGCACCCGGGCTGGACATCATTTTTTTTGAGATTCCGCAGGCAGCCCTTCTTTTTGGTGCACGATATTTGTACGATTCCTTTATATGGGATCATGATTTAGCTCCTAACTATATGTTCCATGCCGCACATAGCGCACGGTCAGGGTTTTCATCTGAATCGCAGTTTCCTCGTTGGCCAGAAGCTCGCTTTCTGTTTCAGAGATCAGCCATACCTCATCGGCCTGGCCGGATAATGTGTTGTCTCTAAGCGAATCTTTTACGTCGGCAATGATATCCAGCACACCTTTTTTGCCGGTGGCCGTATCTCCCATGATTGCGGCCTCGGGTTTCTGGAGCTGTACATAGGCGACTATCTTCACCGCCAGCTCGCCCGCTTCATTCGCTCCCTGTGTGTCTACGCTGTAATCAATGGCGCCGTCCTTGAGTGCCACCGCCGGGAATTTCACCGCCTCCGGGATCAGGCGCTCGTCTTCGGTCACGTAGATATCGCTGCTGCGAACGTACGTTAAATCCGCATATAATTGGGATTTAATGGCAGTTAAAAGACTCTTCATTTCGTCATATAGTCCTCAAATATTCGCCGAAATATTCTCCAGTCCGCATCCTGAATGACCAGGAAGGGCCGGGCTGGCATATCAAAGCCTGGAATCGTGACCTTCTTTGCAAACCGCACATTTCCGTTCCTGTCGATCCAGCGCAGGGCCTTTGCACGCTTTGGAAAAATGGTCCGTCCCGGAATCCTGCCGCCGAGTTGATGCATGGCAGCATATTTCACATTGGTGCCCACGGTGAGCGTTTTGCCTGCCGCCTTCATGGTGATCGAGCGCATAAGCCGGGCCGTATCGATCAGGGTCTTTCCTCCGGTAAACTGTGCACGCTTACTGGGCTTCCACCGCACAGGGCGACCGCCCGTCTTGAAGGTTTTGCTAATCGAGCGCAGCAGCACCAGCCCGCACTCCTTGAGCGGCTTGCCTGGCCTTGTGAGCCGTGTGGAGAGATTCTTGAGCGTGGCCTTCATCTCTGCATCATGGATCGTGGTTTTGATGGTGATCATTTCAATCCTCGAACGATCCGCCAGGCGAACCAGAGCCTCTTTCTGAAGGGTAGTTTCCCGATCGCCCGTATCATCGCCATATAGCGTTTATTGGCGACCTTCCTGATTTTTTTTGCCACACGCCCATTCATGCAATCAAAACCCTTTCATTTTATCCCTGGTAAATATCCGGTCTGATTGATCAATATCCGGCGTGTTGGACTCGGCAGGGCTTCCGTCCGGGTCATCCTCTCCCAGGGTAGCCAGACCTTTGGCCACGTCTTTCAAGAAACGTATCGCATTCTCGTACCGCGTTTTTCGATCCTCGGGCGCGCCTTTCCGCCGTGAGTAGAGATTGTAGATGGCAATATCTACAGACAATTTTCGGACCCTGGGTGGCACGGTGGTAAAAGGGATCGTATACCGCTTACCGCAGTAGGAATCGATTTCCGAGTCGGCATCCGCAATGGCCCGGGTGACCGCATCGTCATCGACCACGCCGGCATCGGCATCATCGGTGAGCTGGATGAGGATATCCTCATCCAGCTGCTCCAGAATGTCGCTCTTTTCGCTATAGGCCATAAGAAAGCTCCGCTTTGGTCCGTTGTTCGTAGTCCGTTGTCAGTTGCCGTGATTATTCCGGTTTTAGTAATTCAAACAACTCCACCTTCCGTGCCTTGTCGTCGTATTCAATGCTCCGGGTATCGAGTTCGGCCTTAATCTGCGCAACGGTCATAGTGTCGATAGTAATGCTTTTTTCAAGCGCTGGCTCCGGTTCAGGCGCTGGCTCCGGTTCAGGCTCTGGCTCCGTCTCCGGTTCCGGCTCCGGCTCCGGTTCCGGTTCTATCTCATCGGGAATCAATTCCACAATCAGCATGGATTCGGTCTCCAGGGTTGCGAGTTCTTTTTTTGAAAATCGATCATCGGGATAATCAACCGGCTCCTTTGGATGTGACATACCGCACCGGCGAAAGTTATGCCTTTTGCTCCGTATTCGGATCATGATAAACCTCCGTTCTGAGTTCTGGGTTCAATCCCGATCAATCGGGACTGAACCTATGAACCTTTATTTATTATCAACCAGCGCCCGTGCTGCCGTAACTCATCTGCCAGAGACCATATCCTCCGGCTGCCCGTGCCTCAGCGCCAAAGCGGAACTTTTTCCGCATAAACACGTTATCGCTCTCCTCAGAGGTCTGCTGCACAAAAACAGGCTTTTTCCGCTCTTGATATACGTATGGCTTTAGCGGCCGATTCGTTACATGAAGCATCCACTGGGTTGTGCTGGTAAGTCGTGGATTGACAAGCAGTTTTGCCGTGCCCTTATATGGGTTCGGGCTCTCGTCGGTGAGCTTATCGCTCTCGAGCAATAAGCGTCCCGTGGCCTCCAATGCAGGCCCGACTTCGAGCAGATCCGGGATCAGGCCAAGAGGCCTGCCCTCGTCATCCGTAAAGCTCATGATCGCCAACCGGGCAGCGCCGTAACTCGCGGCTGCCGCTGCGGTAGTGGCCGCAGAAAGAGCCGCGGTGCCCTTATTGCTCACGCTGGAGCCGGCCACATCATGATCATCGTCATAAAAGAACTGGCCGTCATAGCACAGATTTTCGAAGGCATTGTTCTTGAGATCCGCATCGAGCTCATCGGGTAATTGCTTGGCGCTGAACCCTGCCTCCTGGGCCTGGGGCGCATAAATACCAAGGTTATCATCCTCGATATCGTTGCGATCCACCTCTACAGTTGCCTCCCAGTCATCATTGACCACGGTGTACTTAAAAGCCTCCAGGGCCTTGACAACCTTATCGCCCAGCCACTTGCGCATCTTAGGAAACCGGGAAAGCCAGGTGTAATCATTCTGGCTCGAGCCGCTGGGCACCAGCATGGTGGTTTTCTCCCACAGGCTCGGTGCCGCATCGAATGCCTTGTTGAATGTGGTTTTCAAAGTTATGAAAACCGCTGTGAGTGATGATTTGTTTACTAACATGATAAAACCTCCTTATTTTTGTTTCGAGTTTCGTGTTGCGGGTTTCGTGTTAACCTGTCGAGAGCGGCTCGACTTGAGCTCGCCGACAAGTCCTCAAGGTCGAACGACTCGTAGCCCGCAACTCGTATCCCGCAACTGTTTTTTACGATGTTAACAGCTTGGGCGCATACTCAAGCCATGATCCCAGCACATAGAGCGCATGGTCCGCGTGCGCGCTCGGGGTCAGCTCGATGGTAACCGTCTGTGCCCCTACCGGAATATCCGTGGCTGCGATTGTGATTATGGTCTCTCCGAATGCCTGAGCAATCGTAGCCGTCACGTCTTCCACCTTGGTGTCCCCGTCCATGAAATAGGCATCCGATGCCAGGGTCACTGTATTGGCATCCGCGTCCTTCTTGGTGAGCAGGTGCAGAACCAGGTCTTTCGTGACGTCTATATCCGGTGGCAGCGGCACTTGAACGATAATCGCCACCACGCTGGTAGCCACCCATGCCCACCTGAGTGCGCTGTCCGTATCGCCGTTGGCCATATCCAGGATCGGATCGGTTGCAGGCCCTCCGAAAGTGACCGTGTTTGTTCCGTCGCTGAGCATCCAGGATGTCAGGGGAATCGGGATAAATTTTTGTATGCTGATCAGGTGCTGGTAGATCTCCTGGAGTGCCGCCTCCACCTCGATCTCACTCGTGAATGTCCCGGCGTCCGCAATGCTAATGGCCGATGCCGCATGGGCCGCAGCGCCGTCGGCAATATGGGCCGCCGCATCCGACTGGCGCACGGCCGGCTCGATGTCGATCCATGCATGAGTGGTGTCGATATAGCCCGCGATGATCCCGCAAAAAACGTCATGCGTTGTTTCGCCCACTATATCCACGGTCTGATCGTCCACCAGGTAGACGCTGTCTCCTACGTTCGCGATGGTGATGACCGTATTCAGAATCGCCTTGACCAGGCCGCGCCTTCGCAGGACGACGCTCTTATCGCCGCTGTCGCCGTCGGAGTTATCCTTATACTCGGTGGCCCAGCCCATAAAAATTAACCCTGCCGTATCCGCGCCTGGCTGTGCATAGCCATCTGCATCCACACAAACAAATGAGCCGGCAAAGATCTCGGCTGCCGCTAACATCTCAAAGGGCAGCTCTACTCCTTCCATGTACTGCAATGCTTTGTCTCCAGTTAATGCTGTCATTTTAAAACCTCCAGTTTTGGGTTCAGATGTTCAGAGGTTCAAGGTTAAATAGTAAAAACCGTTGAACGGTGAACCGTGAACCTGATTAATTAAGTCCCCCGTACTTCTTGAGATCCTCTTTGTCCACATTCATCATTGTGGCCACGGTGAGTATGTCGTCGTTGAGATTTGCTTCGTCTGGTCCGGGTCCGGGTGAAATGTCGCTCACGGGTATGACGCTGCCTTTGGGCCGTGAAAGCACGATCACCTTGAATTGCTCCGGGCTTTTCAAGGCCAGGTCACGCGCCCACTTATCCAGCTCCTCAGGGGATGTTTTGCCTTCCTTGAGGGCCATAGCCACCAGGTCATCCTTTTTCATCTCGGCGATCTCCGTAGTGAGCGTTGCCACCTGCTGGCTGAGTACCTGCGCTGCGGTATCGGTCGATTTCAAGCTACCGATTGCCGTGATCACGTCCTCTTTTGTTGCATCCTCTTTAAGTGTGAGCACCTCCAGGATTTCCTTGCCGGCCTTCTCAAGTTCCTTATTTTTGGCCACGACCGCCTCAACGGCCTCGACCACCTTTGCCTCGTCGGCATCCGCTGCCAACTTAAATAATTTTTTAAGTTTTTCTAACATCATTGTCTCCTCTCCTGTTTTATGGTTATTAAAATCGCTATTCATTTTCGCCGTAATCGGATGCAGATTATTGATCTTCGGGAAGTTGGTCAGCGCAATATTCTCGATTTGAACGATTTTCCGATCTGCCTTGCGCACCCAAAACACCGGCGAGAAATAGCGGTATTCTTTTTTGGTGAGATATTCTTTTGCCTTTTCTGTCCATTCAACAACAGCCCATAAGCCTTCAGTCCCTTTCTTGATGAACTTGCGCAGCCAGCCTGCAGCCGGAGCCTCCTTTCCGGTGAGGGTCTGATGCTCGTAGTCGATCACCATGTCGTTTCCCCTTCGCTCAAACTCGCTTATGATGGAATCCATTGCCTCCTCGTCTACGAATGCATCCTCTTCGCCCTCGATTTCTACTTTTCCAAAAGGGAGCACCTGAAATTCACCCGGCGCACCCTCAATCTGTTTTAGGATCACATATGCTTTTTTCATTGCAGTGCCTCGAATTGAAGTTTTAATTCCTCTGGATATTTACTCATATCCGGCTGCCATTGATGTTTCGCCGGATTATGATCCCAGCCCGCATCCGGCATCTCCGGCGGCATATCCGACTTTATTTCTACCCCTTCAAGCTCCTGTTTGTGCACGGGATTTACCCCGCACCTGCAACGGTGTCCGTTTGGCGGATACCAGGTATCCCAGAAGGGGTGATCCACCGGATAAATTTTTCCATCTTGTGCTGCATGTTCAGGCCTGGTATCGGCATCATTGACCGCATCGTATTCCCAGCAGGGAAAGGCGTCTTTCTGATCCACCATCTGTTTATAGCGCCCCGTGTTATATGCAGTCTGCACGTTGTTACGAAAAACAGTTTCCAACCGATAGGGCGCCAGATCCGGCGGCGCCGTCCAGCCCCGTGTCTCAAATATGTCATCAACACGGTCCCTGAAATCCGCCAAAATCTCTCCCTCGGAGATTGCCTTTTCTATGGCGCCATGCATATCCACGAGCACGTCCATGCGCATTACCCCTGTGACGGTGAAGGCCGCTGCCCGTGCCTCCTGAGCCAGGGCATAAAACTCATCGGCAGTCATGGGCACCAGGCCCCTGAAGGCCTCGATTGCCTCTTCGAATGGTAGGGGTTTTAATTCCTCAATTCCCAATTCCTTAATTCCTCAATTCACCGCTTTGCGGTACTCCTCCCATACAACTCCGCCACATACATGGCTCGCGCGATCAATTCCTCCAGGTCCTTCTGATCCATCTCCCCATACAGCGCATACAGCCCGTCCCGGATCTCCTTGAGAGATTTTGCCTTTGCGATCAATTGTTTTACCGGCTCCTGGAGGCCATTCATGGCCCTTGCTGCGTTTTTTACGCTCTCCCCGACCAATCCCTCGATTTTTTCCTGTTCAGGGGTAAATTCGCCCTGTTTTGCCCCGACGATTCGGGACTTCATGGCAAATGGTCTCGAGGGGCCTTCCAGGACCGTCTCTCCCTTCTTTGGCATGGGGATCTTGAATCGTTCGGAAACATGATCTGCTGAAATGGGCTGATTGATCCCATGCAGGTTTTTGTATACCTCTGAGAGCATCTTCAAATCCTCCGGCGGCTCGAAATGGAATTTGAACCAGGGCAGTGGCGTATCCCAACCGAAATTATAGCCCACCAGGGGCCGGATAAGTTGCGACCGATAGGTCTTGCTCAAAGACTCATTGTCTGCCTTGACCAGGTCATGCCTGACCAGATCCTGCGCCTTTTCATTGCCCAGCTTTCCAGGGGTTCCCTCTGTGGTTGCCGTCTGTCCGAGAATAGCCTTTGACATCTCTTTGTTTGTGAAATCCGCGAGTGCCTTGTAGATATTCTCCTTGGCAGCGGCCTTCACCGTCTCGATGAACTCGATCTCGGTATTTTTTGAAATGATCCCGGCTGCGTCGCTGCCCAGGCTTTGGATGGCAGCCACTAAGGCATCTTTATCTTCTTTGTTCGCCCCGGTGTCATACTTGCCCAGACGCAGCGGCATGCCGAAGACCTCGGCAAAGGCAACCCAATCCTTGATCGCATAGTTTTTAAAAAGATACATCCAGGCGCAGGTTCGAAGTATGCCGGCGCGGGTATCATAGCCTGATCGCGCCTTGTATTTGTGATAGATGAGTTTAAATGGCGGCATCTCCTCGCCCTTGACCTGTTCGGATTCCGTGATGATGCGAGGCATTTCAAAATCTTTTTCCCAGAAGCCCTTGGCGTAATCGGAATAAAAAAGTGCTCGTTTCTGATGGATCCAGGTAAGGCCGGTGATCACGGCTTGCTTTCCCTGCACATCCCACTTGATCTCGGAAAGCGCAAACCCTTTCCCTATGGCATCGAGCAAATCAAGCTGGGCATTATCAAATTCTTGTATAGAGGAGATGACATCGGTTATGAAATCCCGAACCTTTTTATCCTCGGAACTCTCAGAATAAGGAAGGATCTCATATTCCAGGCCCAGCACCGCATTTTTTCGTGTCTGGAGCTGGGAAAAGAGATGCGTATCTTTCTCTTCCATCTCTTCAAAAAGCTCTGCCTGGCGATAGACATTGCCGGCGTCCGCCTCCTTAAAGATCGTGGCCAGGGTCTGCGGGGTGAGCCCCTGGCTTGGGTAACTCGACCATCTATCCCGGATTGTAGTGACCGCGATCTCCCTGGTCTCGGGCTTTTTCTCGACTTTGATCTCTTTGCCGAATTGATCTAAAATCATTAGGTTAATCTCGTTTATTGTTGTTCGGTTTCGCTACTCGTTTCGTTATTCGGTTGCGTGTTTCGGCGAGCTGCGCAACCAAAACCGTAACCAGTTTTTGCCCTTTAATACGCTCCTCCTCCCATCGCAAATCTGCGGGGTGTGACAGTTTCGTATTCCGCCGGCCCGAATGCCCCTCCCTGTACCTGAGCCACCGACCCTTCCAGGGCATCGGGGCCGTCATCGTGCACGTTCGGATCATCGATATAGATGAGCTGCTCAATCAGAATATCCTGATCCGACTGCCCCTTGATGAACCGGAGTTTTCCGAACTCGATGAGCGGCTGGAGCCGGTTCACGATCCTGGCGATCTTTTCGGTCGTGTGATGCTCCTTGATGAGCCGCACGTATCGCCTGGCCTTTTCCGCATGGGCCTTGTAGGAGTCCAGAAGAAAATCCTCGAACATATTTGTCTCAACACCCATGCCGCACCCGAACTCTTCGTCTATCTGCCAAACCATCTCCCACATGGCATTGATCGTGGCGTGCCGGATCCAGGCATGGAGCACATCCATGAGTCTGGTTTCCTTATCCTTCCCGACTACGACAATGGACTTGAAATCATTCCGCTCATTGCTCTTTCCGGAAGGATCCAGAAAGGCGGCAACCTGCCATTCCTTTCTGACCAGGAGCTCTACCTGGGGCACGCAGATAATCCAGTTTTCCTTGATGGAACTGTCCTCTGCGCCCACCATGTTGCGCATCTCCTTATTGAACCGCACCGTGCCCATCTGACGCCTGCGTTTCTCCAGGCGCTCCGCAGGCCACAGCGCCGGCCACAAGGGCCGCTGCTCGGGCTTGCCGTAATCGATCCAGCAGTCATAGACCCGTGCATGCGGATACAACCGCTCATCCGTTTCCTCATCTTTCATGGCGATGAGCTGGGAAAGCACACTCCGTGGCGCAAAGAGGTTTCCTACCATGAGCATTGAGTAGCTTCCTGCCAGCGAACCCAGCACCGCCTGAAGCAGCCAGTCGATTCCTTCCTTGACAAGCTTCGGGTTTTTGACGTTTTGATCGTTTTCAAAATCATCCACGATCACCCGATCCGGCCGGTACTGGCGGTGCTTTAATCCCCGCACCTTCTCACCCTTGCCGCGTGCCATCACCCGCACATTGTTGCCGGTCACAAAATCGTTTTTCATCCATGTGGCGGATCTACGTCCATACGGGCTCGAAAGCTCGCCGAAATCATGTTTGATGCGCGGATTCTCCTCCAACTCCGCACGGATCGGCAGGGTAAATCCCGTGGCCTGATCGTTTGAATCCGAGATGATCATGATGAAATGTTTCAGCTCGTAGGCGATATCATGCAACGGCACCCCGAAGGTAAAAAAGGTGCTCTTGGCGTGCTCTCGAGGGGC